GCATATACTGTAACCCAACAATACCGTACTGATTAGCCTCTTCTTCTTTTGTAGCGATAGTTTTATAGTATTTAGGCTCGACTCCTGAACCGCTTAATACATAAGTGCTTCCAGCTGAAAGCAAATCTAAGTTTCTTGCTGATGTATCTACATTTAAGTTGTAATATCCAATAGGATAACCAGTTCCATATACTAATCCGCTATAACCTAAACCTGAACCTTCTGCGAGCGTAGCTAAATTACTTTCTCCAAGTGGACCTGCTCCAGCATGGATTTTATTTATACCTAAAGAAAGGAATGTCCCAGTAATATGAGCAGTCGTTAGTTCTGTTGTGATTGGTATTTTTTCACCGTTTTGTTTTACATAAAAGTTTTTTGGGAATCCGTATGTTGAATATCCTAAAGAATTTCCAGCAGTCCATTTATTTCCGACTTCAAATGTAGTTGGTGATTTGTGATCTTGAACGCACAAATAAACATTTCCGTTATTCTTTACTCTATCACCAACCCTATATCCGAAATCAAAGGTCCAATCTTTAAGGTTTGTGGCTTGATTGTTTCCAATATCAGCTTGAGAGATTGTGTAGTATGGGCGCAGCTTGCTTAAAGCCAACAAATCTCTGTAATAGAAAGTTAAACTTCCTTGATCACTTAGATTCTTAGAAGCTCTTTCGATGATTCTGTAGCCACCTTTAATAAACGCAGCCGCATATCCGAAAGAAGTTGAAGTTGCGGATATATTTTTACCAATTTTAAATACCTCTGTTGCTGCAAGATTTTTCCAATTAGCATTAGAAGCGGCGTATGAATTACTAATAACCGCGCCTCTTGTAAATATAGCTATAACATTACCAGCTAGCGCACTTGTATATACAGAAGAACTCCATACATCATCTAAATTAGATACGGTTGCAGAATCAATTCTAGAGCCATCAGCAGCAGATATTTCCGCAATAGCTACCACATTTTGGTTAACTTGCACTTGAGCGGAACCGTTTGTGTAAAAGAATGAATTCGACCCATCGACTTTGTAATCTATTTTGCCTAGCCAGTTGTTGGCTACAGGAGCTATTAGTTGGCCTGTTCCAGCTGCTCCAATTAAATCAACGTCAAGCCCAACTTCGTTAAATACTCCAGTTACTTGTTGATAAGATAAAGTATCCCAAGTTGGATTACCATCAGCTATTGTATTTTCTGGAAATCTATAAATGATTCCCGTCAAAACGCTATCTCCAGTCGTAACAGCGCCAGAAAGTCTTCCTTCTTCCAAATGAACATCTGTGATTACAGAGTCCATTAAGAAATTACCAGTAACAGTTAAAGTACATCCGTATGCGTCATCTTGAACTTGCTTGATGTTTAGTTGTTTTAATTGGCTTTGGCGTCTAGCTCTGATATTTTCCAAAGTTCCAGTAAAATTTCCGCTGGCGTCATTGAGCGCATTTAAATCAGATACTTTGTAATTTCCAGAAGGAATGTGTACAAATATCCCAGAAGATAATCCTTGCTGAAACTCTCCATCAATTTTGATTGTTTTATTAGCTGAATCTACATCAAGAATTCTTCCAAATGTTCTTGCCACATTTTTAATTTCGTCGCTTACCACGAATAAATCCCCGATTTGGAGATAAGAGCCTTCTATGCCTGCGGTAAATGTCACCACTTCTGATTCGTTCATAGAAGTTGACATAACGTATCTTCCTATGCGTTTCGCTTCTGATCTAGAGGTGCATCCAGCGGCATTAATCTTAAACGGATTTAATCCATATTTGACTATACCTTCCGAATCTTCAACGTACTCTACTTTTGGTTTGTAAAAATCATATCTATCGTTATAAGTTATTTCTACGCAGGTATAACGTAAATTTTTAGCCGTATCTTCGTAATTGAAAACTCCATCTTTTACTGAAGAATTAGCGAACTGCATAACAGGTTGTTTCGGCATATCAGCAAAGAACGAAAAGCCTTCTGTCGTCCAATACAAAATACCTTTAAATACAGCGGAAATATCTTTCAATACATTGTAAGCTTCATCTTTGTTGTAGAAGATAATGTTACAAGTATATCTTGGCTCTAATCCGCCTTTGCCATCTGGAACTCCTCTAAATCTTCCGTCATCATCAACGCAATCACAATAACGACCAATATCATACAGAGTCCATTTATCTACGGCTTTAGAATCAATATAATTACCTAATCCATAGTTAGGATCAGTAATAATGTCATACAATACCCAAGCAGGATTATCTGTCCAAGCGATCTTAAATGTTCCGTCCCAATCTCCATAGTATATCCTGTTGCTATCATAAAAGTTATTATCGCAGAACTGAGTTAATTTAACGTCTGAATCGTGAAGCATACAGAACTTTGCTCCTCCTGTATCTTCCGCAAGCTCTCTTAAAGTTCTTGTGCCAGAAAAATCTGAATCGTTATGAAAATAATAAATGTTAACGCCGCTTTCTCTTGCGTGAGATAACAACGTATCATAAGTATTTTGACTCATTGTTTCTGGAGTTGATCCAGAAAAATAAATAACTTTTCTAACAGTATTTTCCCAAACGCGCTTTAAGGTTGATCCTTCGCTTGATTTTCCTACCGTATCTGTAATACTAAATTGAGTTTTTCTTAAAAAGTAATTAGCGATAATAGTTTCATCTGGATTTGTAGAAATCTGAGTTGAACTCAAAGCATCGAACAATTTCTTATAAAGATTTGTATTATTTGCGCCATCAGAATCAGGAGTTTCTACCTCAAAAAAATCGCCATTATCCGAGAAAAACGTAAAGTTATTGATTATATCTCCTGTTTTTTCGTTAATTGTAGTGTTGGTTCCGTTTGATGTTTGCCAGATAGAAGCTCTTATATATTTATATCCAGAAATTAATTTAGAAAGCGTATCTTTTAAATTTCTTTTCAATAAAGCTCTACTTGCAAAATTCATGTTTTGATCAACCATGAATATAACGTCTAACGTATTTGGGTCTGCGTCATAATCAGGATTTGGATAAACATATCTTCTATCTAAACCGTTGCCTCCTGTCGGATAATAATTAGAAGGAACTTTAACCTTCTTCATCTTAACGTCGAATTTTTTTGAAGGAATATTTGAGAATGTTCTAGAGTCAAATTTTAATCCAACGTGAGCAGCCATTGGATAAGAGAAATTTCTGTCTATAACTTCAATTACAGCTTCTACGCTAACTTCTCTTTTCACCAAAGGATTGATAGTCTCTGGCGATTTCTTTTCTATCAAAATGAAACGATCTCTTCCGTTTACAGACGGAGGCAGCACAATGTCAGCAGACAACATTTCATTCTGCGTAATTGGACTTGTCTCGGTTGGTTGTGAGTCGTTTAGATCTTCTGACATAAATTATTATATTTTTAAGACGCTGTTATTGCAAATTTTCTTACATTATCAGCAGTTCCGCTTGCCGTTAATTTTACGAACGCATTGTCTGGCGACGTAGCCGAAATAGCTAAATAATGATCGTCTGCTACTGCTAACTTACTTGTAATCTCAGATGGTATTTGAAAAGAAAATGTTCCTACATTGACGCCTTCAGTAACAATTTCACTTGCTAAAGCTTCCCAAGTATAAGTTTGATAAGTGGACGAAGAACGCCCGAAATCAATTTCGGCGATTACTTTGATAGCAGCTTTATGAGAAATAGTTGTATATCCACTATAAATAAAATAACTAGCTCTTCCTGAAACGGTTATAGAATTTCCTTTAACAAAAGAATTTGAAGCTAACGCATTAAACGTTTTATGAGAAGCTCCATCTCCAACTACAGAGTTTGTATATAAAATAGTATTTGGAGCTGTTGGAACATAGTTGCTTACCGCTTTATCATTTAAGTCGTATATAGTAGATAAAACAGCCGAATAATTTCTTGGGCTAATTCCTAACGCTACAACTTCTGCTTGTGTTTTTTGAATAGACATATTACGGTTCTCCTACTAGAGTTTGCCATTGATCTCTTACATAGCTGCTGTATTGATCTCTTGTACTAATCGAGGTACCTCCTAACCCTCCGATTCCTGAGTTTCCAACGCCGATATTTGCGTTAACAGTTCCTCCAACGCCCATGTTTGAACCATCTCCAATCATTAATCCGTATGGAGATTGAACGTAGCCATTAATTACTATAGTTCTATTGCCAAGAATAAGTCCACCATCTAATCCATATTTAATAATTAATTCTAAATTAGTAGCTTTGTTTGTTCCCAATCCTCCTTTTGAATCTCCTCCTTCGCTAACTGTATCAAATAACTGCTCTATTAATAAACTAATTTTTAATTTCTTAACGTCTTTGTTTTTGATTTTATGAATAAAGACAAAAGGGTCTTGATTTTCGCTGGGCCAACCATCACTGCTTTTTGCCCAATTAACGAAATTACCACCTGGTCTGTTATTCAAAGCGGCTTCTGTTCCTGTGTCTGTATTGGTGATTGGACCTAGTAATTTAAAGTTAGCTGGCCGAGCTATATATACTTTTTTGAAGTTATTTAACGGCTTTTGATTTTCTGTTCCAAAATTGATTTCCATCATTACGTTTCTGTAATTATATTCTCCTTTGTAATTCATGACAGGAGTATCATTCAAGTAAATCCCTTTTAACATATCTAAGCCATAAATCTTTTTACCAAATTGATCAACTAATCCGTAGATTGGACCTTCGCACAGTAAATCAACACACTCATATATAGATATTGATTTCAAAAGACGGCTATCTCCACCGGGTGGAATTAATTTAGGAGTAGCAGCGTCAGTTCCAGAACCAAATGCTCCTTTGAAAAATCTATATGGATTAAGTATTTTCATGTGTTATTCGCCTACTAATCTAGAATCACTAACAGAAGAAAATAATGATTTTTGAGCGTTAGAGTTTGAGAACTTTACATCTATTTTGACTGGAGAAGAATAAAGGGTATTAGATGTTCCAATTTTAGCGATACATTGCCATTTTGCTTTGTATATTGATAAACCAGATTTTGCAGATGTAAATAAATCAGAGCTTGGTCTTTCAGCCGTGAATCTAACTAATCGGTTAAATTCAGCAGAAGAGTGTTGTGAATAACTAAACAAATCCTCAAATACATATCCACCAGAACCGCTGATCGCTGTATTATTTCTATAAAATACGCTTCCTACTGCTGGAGAACTAGCGCCGATAGAACTCCAGTTAACGGTTCCCAACGTAATAATTTTGTATTTTTTACCAGCTACCATAGAAGAAGCGTTAATTAAAGCTCGTTTATTTGAAAATTTTACGTTCCTTTTTTGAGACAAATCATTATAAGATCTATGTTTCAAAACAGAAGATGGCAATATTCCGTATTGCGAATACGACTCTCCATCAAGTTTTGATCTATAATAAATACTTAATCCGTCAGAACCAATTCCATCTTGAAATCTAGCATTTAAACGATGGAAACCTGCGGTTAACATTATCTCTGTTGTTGTCGATGGTATATCTGCGATTGCTGGAGCTGGAACATTATTTAAAGCGAATCCATGCGAATCGTAATAAGAGCTAGCTAGCTGCCCGTCAATATGAAGATCACCAGCATCATCAGAATCTATCTTAAAATTAAACTTTCTTAAAGGATAAACTTTTCCGTTACTCGCCGTTAAAGCTGGCGTACCGTTCTTTACAAAAGTCATTCCAAGTTCAGGCATAATTGGCGCACTTCCTGATCCAGTTAATCCAATAGTTGCCCACTGACCTGTTGAGCCTATCTTCGTTATTTCGTAAGCCACTCCTGATTGTGCATCCACAATATCAATAACTTTAGTTTGGTCCATTTCTACATATAAATAACCATAAAACTCCATCATATAATTATCTATTGAGTTTCTGTCTCCGTCAGAGTTGATTATAGTTTGAAGATTTGTTTGATTAACGTCTCCAACATAAACTCCTTGTGTTGAAAATGCAGGAAAACTATCGGTTAAAGAATTGAATCCTGTTTCGGTTAGAGGAGATGTCACTAAACTCCATCCTGTAGGATCTAAAGATGGAATGACTCCAGTATT